AGTCCGTCACCGACGACATGAACAAGCTGTCCGAGCGGACCGACAACCTGGAGGCCAAGCTGAACCGGCCGGGCGTCGGCCAGGGCAGCAAGGATGACGGCGAAAACGTCGAGCACAAGGCGTTCGTCGCCTTCGTCCGCAACGGCGTCGAGCGCATGGACCCGAACGAGGTCAAGAACCTCAACGTCAGCACCGACACTGCCGGCGGCTACCTGGCGCCGGAGCAGTTCAGCAACGAGCTGCAGCGCAACCTGGTCGAGATCAGCCCGTTCCGACAGGCCGCGCGGATCAGCAACACCGGCGCCGGGTCGGTGAAGTTCCCGACGCGCACGGCGAACACGACCGCTTCCTGGGTCGGCGAAACCGCGTCGCGGTCGTCCAGTGAACCGACGTTCGACCAGGTGGAGATCACGGCGCACGAGCTGGCGACTTACACCGACGTGTCGAACATCTTGCTTGAGGACAGCATCGTCGATGTCGCGGCCGAGCTTCGCCGGGACATGGCCGAGTCGTTCGGCAAGGCGGAGGCCGTGGCCTTCCTGAACGGCAGCGGCAGCGGGCAGCCCGAGGGTGTGCTGCAGAATTCCGACGTTCCGGTGAAGACCGACACGTCGAGCAACTCGCTGACCGTGGATGACCTGATCGCGGCGTTCTACGACCTGCCCGCGTTCTACCGGAACCGCGCGGTCTGGATGGCGAACGGCGCGACCATCGCGGCGCTGCGCACGCTCAAGAACGGCAGTGGCGATTACATCTGGCGCGAGGCCATCGCCGAAGGCTCGCCGAACACCCTGCTGGGCCGGCCCATCGTCGAGGCGCCGGACCTGCCGGACATCGGCACCGGCAACACGCCGATCATCTTCGGCGACTTCCAGCAGGGGTATCGCATCCTGGACCGCGTTGGCCTGTCGGTGCTCCGCGATCCGTACACCCAGCAGACCAGTGGCCTGGTGCGCTTCCACGCCCGCCGGCGCGTCGGCGGCAAAGTGCTGAAAGCCGAGGCCATGCGGCTGTACCAGAACGCCTAACCATGCCGGGTAAGCCCCCGCGTGCATGTCGGTGCGGCGCGGTCGTCCCATCCGGGCGGCCGTGCCCGCGCTGCACACCGGCCCAACGGGCGCCGGAGCGGCGTCCGACGGCGCGGGCGCGGGGGTACACCCGAGAGTGGGAGGCGGCGCGGGCCGAATTCCTGGAACGGAACCGGCATTGCGTCTTCTGCGGCCGTCCGTCGGGCGTGGTTGACCATATCCAGCCGCACCGTGGCGACCAGCGGCTGTTTTGGGATCGCCGCAACTGGCAGCCGCTTTGCCGCACCTGTCACTCCGGCCACAAGCAGTCGATCGAGAAGCGCCAGCGATGAGCCTGACACTGATCACACCGCCGCCGGTCGAGCCGTTGGAGCTGCAGGACGTGAAAGACTTCCTGCGGATTGACGGCAGCGACGAAGACGCGCTGCTGGAAAGTCTGATCGCGGCCGCGCGCCAGCGGTACGACGGCGAAGACGGCATGCTCGGCCGCGCGCTGGTGCAGCAGAGCTGGGAATACCGGCTCGACAGCTTCCCGCGCAGCGCTTTGGAAATCCCGCTTCCGCCGCTGCAGTCGGTCGATAGCGTCACCTACACCGACCCGGACGGCAATTCGCAGACCCTGACGGACGGCACCGACTTCCGCGTCGATCGCTGGTCGGAGCCCGGCCGGATCGTGGCCGTCGATACCTGGCCAGCGACCGCACAGCTGCCAGCGGCGGTCACGATCGTTTTCACCGCCGGCTACGCGCCGGACAGCAGCAGCCCGCCGGACTACACGGCGAACCTGCCCGACCAGCTGCGCACGGCGATGCTGCAGACGATTGGCACCTGGTACGACGCCAGCCGCACGTCGGTCGCGGTGGACATGGGCCGGCCGCGCACGGTCCCGCACACCGGCGACCATCTGGCGCTCGCCTACAAGGTGGCCTGGAGCTTCTAATGCGCGCGGTGAACCTCGACCGGAAGATCACGATCGAAGAGCTGCAGCAGGTGCCGGACGGCGCCGGCGGCTTTAGCGAGTCGTGGGCCACGGTCGGCACCTATTGGGCGGGCAAGGAACAGCAGTCGGCCGATGAAGCGCTGCGCGCCGGCAGCCGCTTCGCCGAAGAGACGCTTTACTTCCGCACGCGCTGGATCAGCGGCGTGAACGCCAGCGACTTCCGCGTGAAGTACGAGGGCGACACCTACGACATCGTCGGCGTGCGCGAGATCGGCCGCCGCGAAGGCCTGGAGCTGCAAACCGAGCGGGTAAAGGGGTGATGCATGCGCGGCCGGAAACCGGAGAAGATCGGCGGCGACGGCACGGCGGACGTGCTGAACCCGCCCACCTGGATGAACACCGACGCTGCGACGGAGTGGCAGCGCGCCATGCCGGAGCTGGCCGCGCGCCGCACGTTGACGCCGGCGGACCTGGCCGCGTTCGAAAACTACTGCCTGCAGGTCGGCCAGGCGCGGCAGATGCAGCGGGTGATCGACGGGCTGAACGACCCGTTCGTCTACTCGGCAGAGGGTGTGCCGCGCCCGCATCCGGCCTATCGCGGGCAGCGCGACGCAATCACGACCGCCCGGCAGCTAGCAGCGGAGCTTGGCTTGACACCGGCCGCCCGCGCCCGCGTCGGCGGCGAATCACCGAAGGGTGGGAACGATGAAGACGGTTGGTCCGGCCTGGTTGACGGGTAAGAAGCGTTTGCGCGACCCGCACGGCCGGGGTGAGCGCGCGGTGCGCTTTCTGAACAACCTGACCCACCATGAAGGCAAGCTGGCAGGCCAGCCGTTCAAGCTGGCCAGCTGGCAGGAACGCATCGTCCGTCGTGTGTATGGTGATACGGACGATGCTGGCCGGCGCCGGGTGCGAACCGTGTTCGTCCTGCTGCCGCGTTCGAATGGTAAAACCACGCTCGGCGCCGGCCTGTCTCTTTTGCACCTGCTGGGCCCGGAGAAGGAAGCCGCCGGCCAAGTGGTCGCCGCCGCGTCGGATCGCGAGCAGGCCAGCATCGCCTACAACGCGGCCCGCCGGATGGTCGAGAACGACACGACCCTGGACCGAATCACCCGGCGCACGCCGTCGAACAAGACGATCCGGCACAACAAGAGCGACAGCACCTTCAAGGCGATCAGCCACGAAGCCTACACGAAGCACGGGCTAAGCATTTCGTTTCTGCTGGCAGACGAGCTGCACGCCTGGCCGCCGGGCGAGCTTTGGGACGTGCTGACCACGAGCATGGGCAAGCGGGAGGAACCGCTTACCGTGGTGATCACGACCGCCGGCAACGGCACCGAGAACATCGCCTACGAGCTGTACGATTACGCCCGCAAGGTGGATCGCGGCGACGTGGAAGACCCGACCTTCCTGCCCGTGCTCTTCGAGCCGCCGAAGGATTTTGACTGGCAAGACGAAAAGGTTTGGAAGGCGGTCAACCCGGCGCTGGCCGATGGCTTCCGCAGTGAAGCGGAGCTGCGCGAGAAAGCCGACCGGGCGAAGCACGTGCCGCGTCTCCGGCAGACCTTCCGGCAACTGTACCTGAACGAATGGCAGTCCGGCGGCGGCGCGCCCTGGCTCGACATGGACGTGTACGACCAAGGCGGCGGCCGGCTGGACACGCGCGACTTCGAGGGGCGCGCCTGCTGGGTCGGCGTCGACCTGTCGAGCACCGAAGACCTGACCGCAATCGCGGCCGTGTTCCCGGAAGGCGAAGGCTATTCGGCACTGTGCTGGTTCTTCCTGCCCGAAGAGACGGTGCGCCGGCGGACGCTGCGCGAGAACATCAACTATCAGGCTTGGGTCGACGAAGGCTGGATCGAGGCCACGCCCGGCGCGGTGGTTGATCTGGAGATTGTCGAGCAGCGGATCATGGAGATCGGCGAGCGGTTCGACGTCCAGGAGCTTCCGTTCGACCGCTGGGGCGCGACCGGGACCATGAACCGGCTGATGGCCGAAGGCCTGCCCGTGGTTCGGTTCGGCCAGGGCTTCAAGGATATGAGCCCGGCCGTGAAGGCGATGCAGCGGGCGATCCTGGCCGGGCAGTTCTACCACGGCGACAACCCGGTCCTGCGCTGGAACGTCGCGAACGCGCAAGTGGATATGGACCCGGCCGAAAACGTGAAGCTGAACAAGGCCCGGTCGGCCGACAAGATCGACGGCGCGGTCGCGTGCGCCATGGCGATCGGCCGGGCGGAATGCCGCGACGAAGACCCGAGCCCGTACATGAGCCAAACCCGCGAAGCCGGG